GCTCTCAATAGCTGAATTGGAAGATGCTCTACTTGTGCTACTTTTCTTCCTTGCTTGGAATATATAATTTGAAAAGCACATTGCCCCATCAACTTCAAATCGCTTACAACCTTTTGCAAACAATCTGGATTTATCAAAGAACGCATTTGAGCGTATTCTTCAGGCTTTTTATTGCTATCCGTAGCATCTATACCACGACCATAAATTAAGTCGCTGACTGCGTTTATAATGGCGTTGTTTGTAGGACTTCCATTGAAGCGGTCAATCAAATACTGATAGTAGTCATTATCAGTTCCATATTCAACCCACTCTTTGTTGTTTCTTTCTACAACCTCTGGCTTGGTATAACTTGCAAGATTTATTGTATGTAGTTTCATATTACGATGTACTCGTTAGCATTTGTTTTGTCGTACTCTGTGTAGACATTGTTGTTGGTTGTAAATTTATCAAAATCAGTTTGATTTGTGCAAAAAACTTTACCTCTGTATATTTCTGCATTGTCTGCAGAATTGCCAATAGTTATATAATAATATCTGCCTTCTACAAAAGTAAAATCCGCAGTAATAGATACAAAGTTACCTACCTCTGTTGTGCTAACAGTTTGCTTTGTTGCAGTAACATTTGTTTGCTCGTCTGTGATTCTTAGAACATTGCTACTTTCTACTACTCTTGGAATGTATTTTATTGTCTTGTTGGATGTCGTTACTATGTGCATATTCAAGTAACGAGATAGCCAACTTTTGTCCAAAAAAAAAGAGAGGCTATTGCCTCTCCTCTTTGTTGTTATAACCTATTTATTAGAAGTCTACACCACTAACAATAGTTTCAGTAGCACTGCTCAATCCAGCAAACGGATTAGCTGCAACTGGGTTTTGTATGAAGTTAGATAACATCAATTCTTCAGCAGTAAACTCAATCGTATAACCAATCATATCTCCCATCGCTGCACCTGATACTAAAGTACCACCAGTAACATCACATCCGTGCTCACGACCTAATAGCAAAGCATTGCCGTTATAGTCTACCACTACAATGTGAGGTCTACCATAAGCAAGTAGCTTCAATTCCTTGCTATCATCTGCACTTAGTTTTGGTAAAGTCAAGCTAAGAGCTTGAGAGAAAAATACCGTACCATTCTCACGTGATGCGGTTATAGTTTGTGTCATTGAAGAATTGCCTTTTAGTTGGTAACGATACGCATTAAACGTACCAGCTGCATCTGTGATAACATCACTCGCATCCAAAGTCAAAGCACCTAACGCTCCAAAGTCTACGAAGTAAACTTCGTGAATACCACCTACGACATCACGACAAGGTGTTATTCTTCCTTTTGTTAAATTACAAGCCATTGTATTTATTTATTTAAAAAAAGGGTAGGCAGACTGACCACCTACCCTCTATATTAATACTAATCAGCTATCTTATGCGTAAAGCACGATATCTGAACCTATTCCGTGAATCACACCAGCAGTCATTCTCATAACCACACGAACATTCTGAGAGCCATCAATATCTCCCATATCAATTAGCTTCACTTCGTTGTGGTCTGATAACAAGCTTGTACCAAAGTATAAGTTTGATTTCTCAGCTGCAACCATTGTGTTAGCTGCAAGTC